ATGGCGACAAGACCCATGTGACGCGCGAACCCGAACAGGTCCGCGCCTTTCGCGACACCTGGAAGGACGGCATCCATTCCTACCTGACCTACCTGCGCGACCGGCTGACCGTGGCGCGCGATCTGCTGAGCGAGTCGGGAAGCATCTTCGTGCAGATCGGCGACGAGAACGTCCACCGCGTGCGGGCGCTGATGGATGAGGTGTTTGGGGATGAGAATGCAGTCGCGACCATTCCATTCATTAAGACAAGTGGAAAGGGTGGTGCAACTCTTGATACCGTAAATGACTATCTCCTTTGGTATTGCCGCAACAAGCCTTCCTTAAAATACAGGCAGCTATATGCAGAGCGCTCACAAAAGTCACTCGACCAAGGTTATACTTGGGTTGAGACGCCTAATGGTGAAAGGCTGCGCCTGTCTGCGCGAGAACTCCGAGGCGAGAGCGCAATTCCCGATGGTGAGCGCTTCATCTCTGCACCTCTAAATAGTCAAAGCGGCGGGCAAAATGCTCGCTTCCCCGTGGATGTTGAGGGCAAAAAGCATATTCCTACTGTTGGTTTTTGGAAAACCAACCCAGAGGGGATGTCCAGACTGCAGCGGGCCAATAGGCTAATTCCAGTAAGCAAGACACTTTCTTATGTTCGTTTTGCCAACGATTTTTCCGCAGTTCGTTTGAACAACTTTTGGGCAGACACGCAAGAAAGCACTTTTGCTGCGCAAAAGTTTTATGTCGTGCAAACCTACACCAAGATTGTGCAACGTTGCATCTTGATGACAACCGACCCCGGAGATCTGGTGCTCGATCCCACCTGCGGCTCTGGCACCACGGCCTATGTCGCCGAACAATGGGGGCGGCGCTGGATTACCATCGACACCTCTCGCGTTGCCGTGGCACTCGCACGGTCGCGCCTAATGGGTTCACGCTATCCTTTCTACCTGCTGGCCGATAGTCCCGCTGGGCAGCTCAAGGAGGGCGAAGTAACCCGCACAGCTCCCAAAACGGCGCATACTCAGAATTCAATCCGATTTGGCTTCGTTAACGACCGCGTTCCGCACATTTCGCTCCGCGATATCGCCACGAACTCTGAAATCGACGTGATCTGGGACCGCCTGCAACCCGCCGTCGATGCCGCCCGCGATGCCCTCAACACCGCCCTTGCAAACCACCCCACCCCCTTCAAGGTGGAAACCGGCGGCCGCAAGGATGCCAAGATCGACTTCACCGCGAGCGGAGAGGTCAAGCTCCCCTCCGGCGAAATGGCCCCGGCGAACGGCCTGATGGAATGGGAAATCCCGCGAGAGGCCCCCGCAGGCTGGCCTGCCGCAGCACTTGCCGCCCTGAACCGGTTCTGGGAGGCCCGCATCGCCCGCCAACGCGAAATTGACGCCAGCATCGCCGCCAAGGCCGAGTTTGAATACCTCTACGATAAACCCTTTACCGATAACTCCAAAACCCGCGTGGCGGGCCCCTTCACCGTGGAAAGCCTGTCGCCCCACCGCACGTTGGCCGTCGATTGGGATGACGAGCTGATCGACACTTACGAGGCCGCCGAGGGCAAGCGCAAGAAGGCGGAACGCGGCGAAAGCTTTACCGATTTCGCCCACATGATCCTGGAAAACCTGAAAGCCGCAGGCGTGCAGCAGGCGCATAAGGAGGACCGGATCACCTTCACCAGCCTGCACGGCTGGCCCGGCAACTGGATCGCAGCCGAGGGCACCTTCATGGAAGGCGACACCCAGCGCCGCGCCGGTGTGTTCATCGGGCCGGAGTTCGGCACCGTCAGCCGCCCCGATCTGGTCGCCGCCGCGCGCGAGGCGGGCGACGCCGGTTTCGACGTGCTGATCGCCTGCGCCTTCAACTACGACGCCCATTCCTCCGAGTTCGACAAGCTGGGCCGCATCCGCGTGCTCAAGGCCCGGATGAACCCCGACCTGCATATGGCCGCCGACCTGAAAGCCACTGCTGCTGCCAACCTGTTCGTGATCTTCGGCGAACCGGATATCCGCATCACCGATGCCGGGGATGGCATGGTGCAGGTCCAGGTCTTCGGCGTGGACGTGTTCAAGCCCCAGACCGGCGAGGTGCAAAGCGAAGGCACCGACGGCATCGCCCTGTGGATGCTGGACACCGACTACAACGAGGAATCCTTCTTCGTCCGCCACGCCTATTTCCTCGGCGCCAACGACCCCTACAAGGCGCTGAAAACCACGCTGAAAGCCGAGATCGACGAGGAGGCGTGGGAGAGCCTCTATTCAGACACCTCTCGGCCATTCGCCAAGCCAAAATCGGGGCGTATCGCCGTGAAGGTGATCAACCACCTCGGCGACGAAGTGATGAAGGTGTTTGCGGTGGAGTGAGGTTTTGGAACTTATCCTTCAAAAAAAATCGAATGATTGCGGGGTCGCCTGCCTCTCGATGCTGGGGGGGATCGCCTATGAAGAAGCAGTTCAACTCTTGCATGGGCAGGAAGGGTTGGCTCGAACGAGCCGGAAAGAGATCCGCTCTGCATTGACCGCCATCAAAGGTATCGACGTGGGACCGCGCTTTGTCGGTTGGCACAAGCCACGGAAAATCGACGAAATCGACCTAAGATTCAACGCGCTGCTACAAACCAATGGCTTCGGCCCCGAAGGTCAGAATTGGCATTGGATCGTCTGGGATGCGAGCAACAAGCGCGCACTTGACCCGTCTGGCAAGAGTCCGAGGAGGACAATAACCGCCTATTTGAAGGCGCACAGATGATGGATTTCCGCATCGCCGATACCTTCACCGACAGTCTCGCGCGCCTGACTTCGCAAGAGCAGAAAGGCGTGAAGACCACAGCGTTCGACCTTCAGCTGGACCCGACCTCGAACGGTCTGTCGTTCCACAAGCTGGACCGGGCCAAGGATGAGAACTTCTGGTCGGTGCGGGTGAATGCTGACATCCGGATCATCGTGCATCGCACGGCCGCCAGCATTCTGCTGGTCTACGTCGATCACCACGACGTCGCCTACAAGTGGGCGGAGCGCCGCAAGATCGAGCGTCACCCGACGACCGGCGCGATGCAACTTGTCGAGGTGCGCGAACGGGTTGAAGAGGTGGAAATCTTCAAGCCCAAAGAGGTGGCCACCGCACCAGCGCCCGACACCAAACCTGCCGTGCGCCTGTTCGACAACCTGCGCAAGTTTGAGCTGATGGCGTTTGGCGTGCCCGAGGAATGGGTGAACGACGTCCGTGCGGCTACCGAAGACACCCTGTTCGACATCATCGAACACCTGCCGCAAGAGGCGCAGGAAGCCCTGTTGAAACTGGCCGTAGGTGAAAAGCCACTTCCGCCAGAGCCCGCGCCGGTCGAAGCCGATCCGTTTGCCCATCCCGATGCCCAGCGCCGCTTCCGTGTGCTGACCAATGCCGAAGAGCTGAAGCAGGCTTTGGATTACCCCTGGGACAAATGGGCGGTATTTCTGCATCCCGCTCAGGCTGAATTGGTCGAACGCTCATTCTCTGGACCGACCCGGGTGTCTGGATCGGCGGGAACCGGCAAAACCATTGTGGCGCTGCATCGCGCGGTCCATCTGGCGCGCGCCAACCCCAAGGCCACCGTCCTTCTGACCACGTTCTCCAAGGCGCTGGCAAATTCGTTGCGGGTCAAACTGGCCAGTCTGGTCGGGGGCGAGCCTTCCGTTGCCGCCCGGATCATCGTCAAGGCGATTTCGGCGGTTGGCTATGACCTCTATTCCGAACGCTTCGGCCAACCCCAGATCGCCGCACCCGCGATGATCCGCTCCCTGATCACCAAGGCGGCATCAGAGGTCGAAGGGCACCGTTTTTCTACCCATTTCCTTGTCGGCGAATGGGAAGATGTCGTCGACGCCTGGCAGTTGCGCACGTGGGACGAGTACCGCGACGTGTCGCGCCTTGGCCGCAAGACCAGGATCGGCGGCAAACAGCGTGAAGCCCTATGGGCAATCTTCGACCGCATGCGGGCAGGCCTGCTGGAACGGCGTATTGTCACCTGGTCGGATGTCTTCGGTCGATTGACGGAAAGCATGACGGGAAAGGCAGCTCGACCCTACGACTTCGCAGTCATCGATGAGGCTCAGGATCTCGGTGTGGCAGAGGCGCGCTTCTTTGCCGCGATGGCGGCGGGTCGCGGCGACGGGCTTTTCTTTGCAGGTGACCTCGGCCAGCGGATTTTCCAGCAGCCGTTTTCGTGGAAGGCGCTGGGCTTGGATGTGCGCGGCCGGTCCTTCACCCTGCGCATCAACTATCGCACGTCCCATCAAATCCGCCTTCATGCCGACAGGCTGCTTCCGACAACGGTCTCAGACGTCGATGGAAACGCAGAGGGGCGGCGTGGCACGGTGTCGATGTTCGACGGTCCTCCGCCTATGGTCATGGCATGCACTGATGCCGAGCATGAGTGCCGAGTTGTCGGCAATTGGATCATGGACCGGCTGAAGGAAGGCTGCGCACCGAGCGAGGTCGGCGTCTTCGTGCGATCCGATGCGGAACTGAAGCGCGCCCGCGCTGCGGTGAAGGCTGCCGGTGCGCGCGCCGTTGAACTGAACGACAAGGTCGAAGTCGAGAATGGTGCCGTCGCCATCAGCACAATGCATTTCGCCAAAGGGCTGGAATTCCGGTCGGTGGTTGTCATGGCCTGCGACGACGATGTGATACCCCAATCAGAACGCATTGAAGCGGTCGCTGACGATGCTGACCTTGAAGAGGTGTATAACACCGAACGGCACTTGCTTTATGTGGCATGCACCCGCGCTCGCGATCATCTTCTGGTAACGGGCATCACGCCGGTGTCTGAGTTCGTCGATGATTTCTTGAAAGGGTCTTGATCGGACCTCTTGGCCGAGCAGAGCCGCAACCGATCTGCAACTTGGGCCTCCCCCCCACGGCATGGTTCCTCCCCGGCCCCGTTTGTATGCGGGGGGGCGCAGCGCGACATTTCGCTAGCGACTGGCAGTTTCACCGGGGAATCCAGGCGGAAGCCACTTACCGGGTGAGTTTTGGAAAAGCGACTCATTATCAAAGGTTTGCCAAATCACGACCTTGGCGCGCTGGATTCTTTTGCGGAATCCAGTGAATCCAGTTTGCGGAAGCCACCGGGCCGGAAGCCAGGCATCGGAAGCCACCCGCCGAGAAGCCGTTGAATCCACGTGCATTTTCCATTTGACAAAGCTGCCCCCCTTGACGTACCCCTTGATCATCGAAGAATAGCGCCCGCAGGTACCCCCTCGCGGGCGCTTTCGTTTTCACCACATCGCGGATCCCGATTCTGCCGCTGGCATTGCCCGGCGCGCATCGGCGTGCCCGCCCTGCCCCAGATGAAAGCCGCCCCATGGACCTGGTCTTCGCGCCGAGCCAGATCGAGACCTGGCCGCTCGACCGGCTGCGCCCCTACGCCCGCAATGCCAAGATCCACGGCACCGATCAGGTGGCCAAGATCGCCGCCAGCATGGCGAAGTTCGGCTGGACCGTGCCCTGCTTGGTGGCCGACGATGGCGAGCTGATCGCCGGGCACGGCCGGGTGTTGGCCGACATCATGCTGGGACTGACAGATGTGCCGGTGATCCGGCTCGGCCACCTCGATGAGGCCGAGCGCCGGGCCTACCGGATAGCCGACAACAAACTGACCGAGCTGGGCGAATGGGACGAGGCCATGCTGCGCGACGAGATCGCGGGGCTTCTGGCCGAGGATTTCGACCTGTCGCTGCTTGGCATCGCCGACGAGGATCTCGATGCCCTACTGCGGGATCCTGATCAGACGGAAGGCGCCGCGGTCGAGGGCGAGGACGACATCCCCGAACCGCCGGTCACGCCGGTGTCGGTGGCGGGCGACCTGTGGCAGCTTGGATCGCACCGGCTGATCTGCGGCGACAGCACATCCACCGATGTGGTCGGGCGGCTGCTGGGCGAAGTGAAGCCGCTGCTGGTGGTGACTGATCCTCCCTATGGCGTGGAATACGATCCGACCTGGCGCAACCAGGTGGGCGCCGCCAAGACCAAGCGCACCGGCAAGGTGCTGAACGATGACCGCACCGACTGGCGCGAAGTGTGGGCGCTGTTCCCCGGCGACGTGGCCTATGTCTGGCACGGTGCGCTGCACTCCTCGACCGTGGCCGAGAGCCTGGCGGCGGCGGGTTTCGCTGTCCGGTCGCAGATCATCTGGGCCAAGGACCGGCTTGTGCTCAGCCGCGGCGACTATCACTGGCAGCATGAACCTTGCTGGTATGCGGTCCGCAAGACCGGCAAGGGCCACTGGGCTGGCGACCGCAAGCAAACGACGCTCTGGCACATCTCCGGCAAGGACCAGGACGCGACCACTGTGCACGGCACGCAGAAGCCGGTCGAATGCATGCGCCGCCCGATCCTGAACAATTCCAGCCCGGGTCAGGCGGTGTTCGAACCCTTCATGGGATCTGGCACCACGCTGATCGCAGCGGAAACCACGGGCCGGGTTTGCTTCGGGATCGAATTGAACCCCATCTATGTCGATGTCGCCATCGAGCGCTGGCAGCAATTCACCGGCGCCAATGCCGTACTGGCCGAAACGGGCGAAACCTTCGCCGACCTGAAGGCCAAGAGGCTGGCAGCATGAACATGCACCCGGCGGTGTTTCCGGTAGCTCTGGTCGAGGCGGTGCTGACCGCGGTTTCAGACCCCAGCGACCTGATCTACGAGCCGTTCTGCGGCTCCGGCACCCAGATCGTCGCCGAGCGCGCTGGGCGACGGTGTTTTGCAATGGAACTGGACCCCGCCTATTGCGACATCGCCGTGCGGCGGTGGGAGATGGCAACGGGGAAAAAGACGCGACTGGAGGAAGGTGCCGCGATGTGCGTTGAATTGGAAAGGGAAAGGTCATGAAAAATCGCTGGCGAACGGGCGACCTGGTACGAGCCATTCCGATTGCCCGCGCTGATCTGCACCAAGCGATTTCGCGCGACGGTTATCGGCCGGAATACAAGCAGGAGCCCGGAAAGGACCGCTGGCACAGCTGGCGCGACGCGGTGGCCATTGCCGCAGCACAGGAATTGCGGATCATCGGCTATGGACCGAAGGTCGCATTTGGCCTCGTGCAGAACCATCTGTCGCCATTTCTGCGCACCAAAGTCGAGCAGCCGGACGACTGCGCTGATGTGCTCTGGCTGATCAATCAGTTGAATGCGCTGATTGGCGAAAAGCACCGTTGCGAGTTTGTTCGGTATGCCGACAACGACGCGATCTTTATCGACTTGAACCAGTGCGCTTGCATCGTCGTCAACTTGGGCCGGATCGCGCACCGCATTCTCAATGACTTGCAGGAGTCGGAGAAATCCGCTTGAGCCAGTCGCGCTTCAGGTCGCTGATCGAATCCGTCACCAACCTCATCGTGGGCTATGCGCTGGCTGTGGCGACACAGATCGTCGTGTTCCCATGGTTTGACCTGCACCCGAGCGTCGGCCAAAACCTCACCATCGGCGCGCTCTTCAGCGCAATGTCGCTGCTGCGGAGCTACGCTTTGCGCAGGCTGTTTGAAAACTGGCGGCACTCTTGACTGCGCTGGCGGTGCGCGGCCATCAGGATTGCGCCCGATCAGCATCCTTGATGCGGTAATATGCGGAGCGTATGGTTATGCGGAGTTGGTCGCACAAGCGCATTTTTCTCAACGGGTTAAGCATGCTGTGCTCTGCATAATATGATTGGAGTCGAAGTCTTCACCAGCGCTTTCGGGCGCGATCATCGGAGACTTCGACATGACGACACAAATCCTCCCGCCCGAACGCTGGGCGATGAATCCCGGGGCCTATGCGGGCCTCGTTTCGGCCTATGCCGATAGGATCGGCCGCGTCGGCTACGACGCTTATACGGTCAACTGCCTTGTCGCTTCGGCGCGACACCTCTGCGCGTGGGCACACCTGAGCGGACGGACGCTCGACGGAATGGCGGATGGGCTTGTGCAGAAGTTTGCCGGGCACGACTGCCAATGCGGTGGAGTGCGCCGCGGCGGCCCGCGTTCGGCGCGCTATTTGTTCCAGGTCGAGCGGTTCGTCCGGTTTCTCGTGTCGGATGGCGTGCTTACGTCGGTGCCCACCGACGACCCCGATGCCAGACATGTCGTGCCCTATCTCGACTGGCTGCGACGGCACCGCGGGCTTTCGGAGATCACGGTGCGCAGCCACGCCAAGGGGCTGCGCCAACTCTTGCCGGTCATCGGCAGCAACCCCGCCGGTTGGACGCCAACCACCCTGCGGACTGCGATCCTCGACCGGCGCGGGCGCGAGGGCCGCGGCGGCCTGAAGCGCACAGTTACCGTGTTGCGGTCCTGGCTGCGCTATCACGCGGCCATGGGGTGGTGTGATCCCGGGCTGGTCGCGGCAGTGCCCACCATCGCCAACTGGAATGGCCATCATCTGCCGCGCGGCCTGAGGCCAGCCGATGTCGAGCGGCTGCTCGCCGCCTGCGACCAGACCAGCCCGACCGGCCGGCGTGATCGGGCGATCCTGCTGCTGCTCGCCCGGCTCGGCCTCAGGGCCGAGGATGTGCGCAGCCTGCGCTTTGAACAGATCGACTGGGCAAGCGGGCGGATCACGCTGACCGGCAAGGGCCGGCGCGAGAGCCGACTGCCCCTGCCGCAAGACGTTGGCGATGCGCTGCTCGCCTGGCTCGAGGACGGCCGCCCGCAGGTGGACGACCCGCATGTGTTCCTGCGCTATGCAGCGCCATGGCGGCCTTTCACGGAATCGGCCGCAATCTCCAAGATCGTCCGCCGCGCGATTTGTCGCGCGGGGCTCAAGGACGTGCCCTCGCACGGCGCGCACCTGTTGCGCCACTCGGCAGCCCGCGCCCTGCTGGAAGATGGCGCGAGTCTCGAGGCCATCGGCACGATGCTGCGGCATCGTTCGATCGAGACCACGGCCAGATATGCCAAGGTCGATCTCGATGCGCTCGGCGCCATCGCGCAGGCATGGCCGGAGGTGGTGCAATGCTGAGCGCCGCCGTAGAACGTCATGTCGCGCTGATGCGCACCTGCGGCTTCGTCTTCGACACACAGGCCACACGGTTGGCTGGCTTTGCCGCCTTCGCCGTGGCGCGTGGCGACACCCATGTGCGGACGGCCACCGTCCTGGACTGGTCGCGCCGCGCCGCCACCCATGCGCAGCGGCGGATCGTCTATCTGACCGTTCGTCGCTTCGCCCTGACAGCCGTGACGGAGGACGCGCGCCACGAGGTGCCACCACCGGACCTGTTGCCGCGGACGGCGCGGCAACGACCTGCACCTTACATCTACACGCCCGAGGCGGTTGCGGCGCTCTTGGCCGTGGCGGATCGGGCCGCGAGCCGACGCTGCCGGGTGCCTGGACAATGCCGACTTCTGTTTGGCCTGATTGCCGCCACCGGCATGCGCATCTCGGAGGCGCTCGGGCTCGACATCGCTGACGTCACGCCGGACGGGCTCCTGATCCGCGAGGCCAAACGGCACGGGCGCAGGCTCCTGCCGCTGCATCCGTCCGTTGCGACGGAACTCGCGGCGCATCTGCACCGGCGGGCGCGCGTTCGGGACGGGTCGGATGCCCTGTTCCTCGGAGATCGGGGCGGCCGCATCTCGGAGAACGCCATACGCAGAACCTTTGGGGGCATGCTGGCGCTGACCGGGCTCGAAGGCGTCGCCCGAGATGGGCGGAACCCGCGGATCCACGATCTGCGCCACACCTTCGCTGTCCGGTCGATTGAGGCCTGCGACCCGGGGCGCGGCAATGTTGCCCGCCACATGGTGGCCCTCAGCTCCTGGCTCGGTCATGTCAATATCGTCGACACCTACTGGTATCTCGAAGGCACGCCCACGCTGCTTGGGCAGATCGCGGATCGGACCGAGACCTTCGCGGCGGGGGCGTCCTCATGACCCCGCTGGCACGATACCTCTCCATCTGGCTGCGCGAGCATCTGCCCGTGGACCGGGCTGTCAGCCCCAACACCGTCGACGCCTACAGCCAGGCCCTTTCGGCCCTGCTGCGCTATGGGGCGAAGCGGCTGGGACGCCCGCCATCGGCGCTCGCACTCGAAGACCTGAACGCCCCCCTGATCCTCGCCTTCCTCGAAGCAATCGAGGAAGGCGGTGCCAGCGTGCGCACCCGCAATGCCCGCCTCGCGGCGATCAAGGCGTTCTTCCGGTTCCTCGAGTACCGGCTGCCAGCCGCCCTCGAGCAGATCCGGCAGGTCCAGGCGATCCCGCGCAAGAAAGCCGACGAGGCGCTGGTCGCCTGGCTGACACGGGCGGAGATCGGCGCGCTGCTTGCCGCGCCCGACCCCCGCACACGGGACGGAATCCGCGACCGCGCCATGCTGAGCCTCGCCTATGCCTGCGGGCTCAGGGTCAGCGAACTGACCGGCCTCCGGCTCGCCGACTACGACCGGCGCGATCCGGCCAGCCTGCGCGTGACCGGCAAGGGACGGCGTGAACGCATCCTGCCGCTCTGGAAGGAAACGCGCATCGCGCTCGACGCCTGGCTGCGCCGTCGCGATCCCGAGGGCGACACGGCGCTGTTTCATAATCGCAGCGGACGGGCGATGACACGGTCGGGGTTCGAATACATCCTGGCGCGGCATGTCGGAACGGCCACGACGACCGAACCGGGCATTGCGGAAAAGCGGGTGACGCCGCACGTGCTGCGCCATTCCTGCGCCATGCACACGCTGCAGGCGACGGGGGACGTCCGCAAGGTCTCGCTCTGGCTCGGCCACGCCTCGATCCAGAGCACCGAAATCTACTTGCGCGCAGATCCGACCGAGAAACTCGAAATGATCGCCGGTGCTGCCATGCCGAAGCTGAAACCGGGCCGCTTCCGCCCGCCAGACAAACTCCTCGCCATGCTCGCAGGCAAGACCGGCCCATGATTATGCGGAGTGAAAACCCCGAAAAACCAAGGCGGCGCAATACGCGCCGCCCAGAACTCCGCATAACCATACGCTCCGCATATTACCTTTTATGCGGAGCTCCGCATAATTTGTATACGCGGCCGCGCTGATCTTCCGTCTCGGAAGTGACGTTCAGACCGAGGCGCTTTTTCAGGGCACCGGACATAGCACCCCTAGCGCTATGTGCTTGCCAGCCCGTGGCGGCAATGATCGCCTCCATCGTGGCACCTTCGGGGGCACGCAGCATTGCGATCAACGTCGACTGCTTCGTGCCCTCGCGCTGCGTGTGCGGCATCGGCGTGGGTCTGGATTTGGTGGTGCTGCGCGACCTGGGTTCTTCGGTCGGCGCGCCCAATGCGCCCGTGGGCGCGGTGTTCGCGTCGATCGGCTCGATGCCGATGGCCAGCAACCCCGCGTCAGTGACCACCAGCGTGGTGCCATGGCCATCGCCGGTCTCATACCAGAGCGGTTCATTCCGGCGCAGGTTGGCATCGACCTCCTGCAGCCAGCCGAGCGCGATCATCCTGTTGACGGCCATTTTGGCCGCCGCCCCGGCCAGCCCTTTGGGCAGCGGCAGGGCGATGTTGTCAGGGCGCCGGGCCCCAGCGCTGAGAATGATCGTCTGGGTTTCTGTCAGCTTGGGCATGGCGGGTTCCTCTTACTGGTCGTTTGAGGCAAGGAAGATGGTAATGCGCGACATCAGGTCGTTGTGGCCGTCGGCATCCATGCCGATGATCACGTCGCCATCGTCGTCGCAGTCCAGATCAGCGATCTCGCGAAACAGCGCGATGGCATCGTCACAAGTGGCGAGGCGCTCGGCCTCCAATGCGGCGGTGATTGCAACCTGTTCGATCTGGTGGCGCTGTGCGGGATCAAGCGGCATGTTCACCCTCCTTGAAGGCGCTGTCGGTGATCTGGCGCAGCAGGCTGGCGTAGTGGTTGAGGGTGCCGACGTGCCCCCAATTGATCTCGTCGGGGTGGGTGTTGAAATGGTCGTCGCTGAGGGCCTTCAGGCGTTCCAGCATTGCGTCGATCTCGACCTTGGTGGCGATGAAGGCGTCGAGGGCTTTGGCATTGTCGGTGGCGCGGCGGGTGGTCATGGCGGGGTCTCCGGGGGTTTGTTGCATCGTTTTCGTATGGCATGCCTCAGATCAGCCGCAGGTCAGCCAGCACAGCGCTGGCGGCGGCCAGTTGCGCGGTCGGCACTTCGATCTTGAGGTGTGAGAACAGATCCGAGGCTTCGGCCTTGATCCCTGCGTCTTTCAGTTCCGCCTCGATGCTGGCGGCGACGCTGTTCATCCGGCTGCGGTCGAAATGTTCGGGCAGCGCGGCGCTGTCGATGCGAATGGTGGTGGTGGCCATGGTCATGATCCGGTCTCCGATCCGGGGGTGATTTCCTGATCAGAGAGTCGCTCCTGGCGGCAGTGTAATCAACCGAAATAGACTATCTTTCTCGTTTATTTCCAATACTTTGAGGATAAGTCAAAGCATCATGGAAGGCATGTCCGAGCGCGAGTATTCCGCCCATTCCGGCCTCTCGCGCGGGGCGATCCAGAAGGCGAGGCACGCCAGTCGGCTGGTGGTTTACGGCGACGGCTCGATCAATGCGGCCGCGTCTGATGTGCGGCGCGGCGAGATGACCGATCCGGACCAGCAGCGCCGCAGCACCGGCGGCGACAGCGGCTTTTCCGGGCCAGCAGACAGCTCGTCCTATCTGAAGGCGCGCACGGCGCTGACGGTCTACCAGGCGCAGGAAAAGCAACTCGGGATCCAGAAGAAGAAGGGCGCCCTCGTGGACCGGGCGCGGGCCGAGGCGCTGGTGTTTCGCCTCGCGCGGCAGGAGCGGGATGCCTGGGTGACCTGGCCCGCGCGGGTTGCGGCATTGATGGCGGCGGAAGTGGCCTTGGGGGTGGAAAAGCAAACCGGCGCGCCGGTGATCATCGAGGCCGCGATCCTGCAGAGGGTGCTGGAAACCCATGTCAGAGCGCAACTCGAAGCCCTCGCCGACCTCCGGGTTTCCCTCGGGTGACGGGGAAGATGGCCACGACCTGACCGCCGATCTCGACCTCGGGTTTGACGGCGCCGAGGATATGCTGCGCAGTTGGCGCAAGGGCACGCGCCCCGATCCCGATCTCACGGTGTCGGAATGGGCGGATCAACACCGCTGGTTGTCGTCGCGCGGTGCGGCGGAACCGGGGCGGTATCGCACGGCCCGCGCGCCCTATCTGCGCGAGATCATGGATGCGCTGTCGCCGCGGCACCCGGCGCAGCGCATCAGCTTCATGAAGGCGGCGCAGGTCGGCGCGACCGAGGCTGGCAACAACTGGATTGGCTTCGTGATCCACCATGCGCCGGGGCCGATGCTGGCAGTATTGCCGAGCTTGGAATTGGCCAAGCGGACGTCACGCGGGCGGCTGGACCCTTTGATTTCTGACTCCCCGGCGCTGCGCGAACGCGTCAACCCCGCGCGGTCGCGCGACGCGGGCAACTCGATGCTGTCGAAGGAGTTCCCCGGCGGCATTCTGGTGCTGACCGGGGCCAACTCGGCGACCGGGCTGCGGTCGATGCCAGCGCGATATATCTTTCTCGACGAGGTCGACGCCTATCCGGCCTCGGCCGACGAGGAAGGCGACCCGGTCACGCTGGCGGAAGCACGCACCACGACCTTCTCGCACCGGCGCAAGGTGTTCATGGTCTCGACCCCGACAATCAAGGGTCTGAGCCGGATCGAGCGCGAGTTCGAGGCATCGGACCAGCGCCGGTATTTCGTGCCCTGCCCGCATTGCAGCCACATGCAATGGCTGCAGTTCGAACGCCTGCGCTGGTACAAGGGTAGCCCCGATACGGCGGCCTATTATTGCGAGGCTTGTGAGCGGCCCATCGCCGAGCATCACAAGACGCAGATGTTGGAACGCGGGGAATGGCGGGCAACGGCTGTGTCCGCCGATCCGCATTCGATCGGCTTTCATATCTCGGCGCTCTATTCGCCCTTGGGCTGGAAAAGCTGGGGCCAGATCGCGCGGGAATGGCTCGCAGCCCAAGGCTCGGAGGAAATGCTGCGCGCCGCGCGCAACACGCTTCTGGGCGAGACATGGGTCGAGTCGGGCGATGCGCCGGAATGGCAACGGCTGGCCGAACGCCGCGAGGCCTATGGCGGTGTGCAGATCCAGGCTGGCGGGTTGTTCCTGACGGCTGGCGCCGATGTGCAGAAGGACCGGATCGAGGTCGATGTCTGGGCCTGGGGCCGGGGCTTGGAGTCCTGGCTGGTCGATCACATCGTGATTGCTGGCGGCCCGGACGATCCGGCCTGCTGGGACAAGCTCACTGCCCTCTTGGGCCGCACATGGGCCTGCGCCAACGGTGCGGTGATGCTGATCGGCAAGCTGGCCATCGATACCGGCTATGAGGCCCCGGCGGTTTACGCATGGGCTCGGAAACAGGGCTTCGACCAGGTCGCGCCGATCAAGGGCCTCGAAGGCTTCAACCGCGCGACACCGGTGTCGGGCCCGACCTTTGTCGATGCGACCATCGGCGGCAAGCGCCTGCGGCGGGGCGCGCGGCTCTGGTCGGTGGCCACGGCGACGTTCAAGACCGAAACCTACCGCTTCCTGCGACTTGAACGCCCCTCGGATGAAGACCGGGCGCTGGGCGTCCTCGACGCCCCCGGTACCGTGCACCTGCCCGACTGGATCGACACCGAATGGCTGAAGCAGCTGGTGGCAGAACAGCTGGTCACCGTGCGCAACAAGCGCGGCTATGCCCACCCCGAATGGCAGAAAATGCGCGAACGCAACGAGGCGCTCGACACCCGCGTCTATGCAAGGGCGGCGGCCTGGATCATGGGCGCCGACCGCTGGGACGAGGCAACGTGGCGACGGCTGGAAGCGCAGGCCGGGGTGGAAACCCGTCCGCCAGTCACCCCGGCTGCTGTCGAAGGTGTGGTCTCAGAACCGACAATGCCCGCCCCGCCCAAGGCCGGAACACCGACCAAGCCGCGGCGGAAGCGCCGGGCTTACACACCGAACTTCATGAGGGACTGAGATGGATCTGGAACGGATGCGCGCCTTGCTGGCCGCACTGCAGGAGGCGCGCTACGCGGGCGTCCGCTCGGTCAGCTATGACGGCAAATCGATCAACTATGGCTCGGACGCAGAACTGGCGAATGCCATCAGCGATCTGGAAAACCGTATCGCTACCGCCACGACCGGCACCCCGCGTCGTCGGCGCTGGGGCACCGTGGCCTCGAAGGGGCTGTGACCGATGGCGTTCGAGGCGTTCCGCCAGCGGCTGGGGTCCATCATCGGCGGCTTCGATGCCGCGCAAGCCCATCGCCGCCTCCGGGGGTTCCGCGCCAGCCGCGCGCATGTGAACACGCTGATTGCCGCCTCGGGCGACACGATCACCGCCCGGGCGCGCTGGCTGGTGCGCAACAACGGCTATGCGGCAAACGCGGTGGAGAGTTTCGCCAGCAATGTCGTCGGGGATGGCATCAAACCCTCTTCGACCATCGCCGACGCTGCCATCAAGGAAACCCTTCAGGCGCTGTGGCTGGCCTGGACAGATGATGCCGACGCCGAGGGGCTGACCGACTTCTACGGGCTGCAGCGGCGCGCGGCGCGCGAAGTGTTCCTGTCGGGCGAAGTGTTCCTGCGCATCCGGCCGCGCCGCGCCGAGGACGGTCTGACCGTGCCGCTGCAACTGCAGATGCTGCCCGCAGAAATGCTGCCGCTCGACATGAACCGCACCCTGCCCGGTGCGGGGCTGATCCGGCAGGGGATCGAGTTCGACGGTATCGGCTGCCGCGTCGCCTATCACTTCCTGCGCCGCCACCCCGGTGATCTGACCGAACCCGGCCTCGCGGGCGAAACGGTGCGCGTCCCGGCTGGCGATGTGATCCATGTGCTGGACCCGGTAGAAGCAGGCCAGCTGCGCGGCGTGTCACGGTTTGCGGCTGCCATCGTGAAACTGTTCACGCTGGATCTTTACGACGACGCGGAACTCGAGCGCAAAAAGATCGCGGCGATGTTCGCGATGTTCATCACCTCGCCCGCCCCGGAAACGCCGCTGGAACCGACCGAGGAGGACCTCGAGGTCGAACCCGGACAGGTGGTGCGGCTCGACCCGGGTGAGGATGTCTCGACCCCGGCCACACCAGACTCGGGCGGCACCTACGAGCCGTTCCAGTACCGCACCCTGCTGCAGATCG